CGGTACGTCTATTCTGGTGGTTCCTCCGGATAATCCGGCATACCCGTCTCCAGTGCGAAAAGCACGGAGTCGAGCCGCGGCTTCTGCTAAAAGCAGTCGTCGTGCAGCACGTATATCGGTTCCCAAGGCGAGTACACTTCGGCCCAGTCCTGAGACGATCTCGATTCCTTTTAGAAGGATTCTTGAAGATCAAAGTCCTGATCCGCCGTTTACTTATACCGTTTTAACGGATACGGTTGTCCCCATGGTCGCTTTCGAGCGAGTATGGTCAGGCACTCGTACACCGAATTTCGGTGCCCTAAGGAAAGGTCAACTGCCGGTTAATCCGCACAGCGTGACCATTAAAGAAGTCTTATCCAACAAACTGTTGCACGGATCTCGTAGACATACGGGACCTGGCTACAATAGTTGGGTTCGACTTTTTACCGAAATATATGCTGAGCCCCCTATCCCGGGTCATATTGACCTGGCTAGGTTTAATGCGTTAAGACGCCTCATCGATGCGGCCGAGCTCGGGATTGAAGCTAATCTCGCGCAAGACTTAGCACAGATGAATCAGACTTTCAATCTTATTGGCAACTGTGCCAATAGGATCTATAGGTCTATGCGGGCACTGAAGAGAGGAGATATCCCCTCAGCCGCGCGCGAACTAACGCATGGACGGCGTTCCAACAACGTCACCCCTCATGGGCGTCCTTCCGCTTCTAAATCTCTAGCTGATAATTGGCTGGAGCTTCAGTACGGTTGGAAACCTTTGTTAGGTGATATTGAAGGGACGCTAAAGTCAATGGCTAATTTACATACCACTGACCTTGTCCAGCGGGTTGCTGTGTCTGGTAAAGCGAAGACAGATAGTGTGACGCGCCAACTGAGCCAGTATGGAGGAGCTGTAGCGCCTGGTCTTCAAGTTACTACGAAAGTAGTTTCCGAGACCAAGTGCAAGTTCATCCTTAGGTTCAAATTGGCGTCCCCACTACGAGCCTTTGCTGCCCAGACAGGTTTCACCAATCCCATAAACCTCGCATGGGAAATTCTCCCGTTTTCGTTCGTTGTAGACTGGTTCCTACCGATAGGTCCTTACCTGGAGGCCTTTACGGCCTTCGATGGTTTGGATTTTGTCGATGGGTCCCAGACACTATTTACGAGGTCGGAAACGGATACCGCCGTTGACTCGGAAGGACCGAACGCCTTGAACAGTCTCAGCGACTACTGGGAACACGGGCATTACCATTCGAAGACGATTAGATTGGACCGGATTAAGCTTACAGCTTTTCCTACTCCAACCTTTCCGTCTTTAAAGAATGGTCTTGCTAGTGTAACCCATGCAGCCAATGCGATTGCCTTGGTTAAATCGGTTTTTACCAAGTAAAGGGGTAACGGCATCCACGTTTCAAACTAGGAGTTTTCATGTCCGCTATTGCGGCAGTGAAAGTATCGGGTCTTCTCGATTATGGCATTGGTTGGGCAACCACCTCTGCCACTGTCGCGTCAGACTCGACGCTGAGCCCCGAAGGGATTTCTCCCCAGGGTGTCGCGTCATGGGTGGACCGGTCTGGCGGAATCGCCATCGGTTACCCACGTCTCACTATGTCGGTACGTCCGCCTACCAAGGCAAGCCGTATCTACAAGGTGACGATGAAGCTTGTCCTCCCGACCCTCGAGGTAACCGCTCCGTCAACGTCGACCGGCATTCAGCCGGCACCGACGAAGGCGTACGATTGCACCGCGGTCCTGGAGTTCTTCTTGCCGGAGCGTTCCACTGCGGCCGAACGACGTCTTCTGTTCGACCGTGTGAACACGCTCTTCGCTCGAAACGTCCACGCATCCGACGGCTCGCCGAGTGATACTACCGGCTCGCCGCTCGAAAATGCGGTGACGACTTTCGAGAACGTGTACTAGAAAACAACCTAGTCCACGGCAAGATTTACTCCTGGAGGAAGCCATGTCTTCTAAGAAGTATGGCAGCAGATTCCATCATGGAATCTCAAGCCAACGCGTTCCCGAGGGTGTTGAATCCTCGGCAATCTCGTTGTTTCTCGAAGGTCTTGATTGTCCTCGTTCCCTTACAGTTGACATTCTCTTCCGTATGGGAGAGCATGAACAGCTGGCGGATCTCGAGTTCAATCCTTTGCACTACAATGATCTTGTAGCGCTTAGAGATTCCTACGCAGCCACTAAGTTTTTGTCGAAGTTCAAAGGTTTAAAAATGAACCGAGACTTGGACCGTGTGGCTTTGCAGAAGTTCGAGAAATTCGAACTCCTGTGTAGGGATACGAATAGTCGATTCAGGAACCTAGCTCTTGACCCAAAATTCAAGGGTAAAGCCGTCTGGCTGCATAACGCAGTCATTCGTAAAATTGCGAGGATCCTTGGCGACTACTCGGCCGACGAGTTAACAGAGATGCCTGACTGGGGCCCTGGTGCCTCCACGTTGATAAAACGTAGGGACGCTAGTCCAGCCAAGAAGTTCCGGTGTGAAACCGGGATCACGCGTGATCTGTACAGCCTTATACCCTGGGAAGCCTTGGAGGTTTGTTTTCCTCTTTGGGCTAACCAACTCGTTAGTTCGGGATTTCCGAATTTTCAAGTGGGGAATAAGGTGACCACTGTACCGAAGGATGCTTCGACTAATCGCGTTATCGCCATTGAACCTGGAATCAATTTATGGTTCCAGAAATCCATTGGCGAAATGATTAGAAGAAGACTTCGGCGGTATGGGGTCGACTTACGCTATCAGTCGAGGAATCAAGAATTGGCTCGGCTTGGGAGTATTTCCCATCACCTTGCTACTATTGATCTCTCTTCTGCTAGTGATTCTATAGCTCGTTCCGTTGTCGAGGAATTACTTCCTCGGCGGTGGTTCTTGCTTTTAGAATCT